TCTTCTTTTCGTCTATTTTCAAATTTGTCTATCATTGTTCCTTTGGTTTATTTAATTCAGAAGCTATCTGTTTTTTTACTTCTTGAATCTTATTTTGAAGAATTTCAAACTCAACGATCAATTTTCCATACATCGCATACAGTTCTTTTAATTCCATATTTTCTCCTGTTTTCAGATTGGTTGGTCATTTAACATGCCTCTATGTGGATGTTTTTTAAACACCCCATTATCCTCGATGGTTCCCTCGAACGTCCTATTTATTTTCTATTAACGCTAACTTCGCATTAACATCGTCTATTGTTTTATCCCCAATGCCTCTGCCTGTTTTATCTTTTCGCTAATATCCGAAAGTCTGTCTGTAAACATAGCCTGTTGTTGATAAAGAGCTTTTAAAGTAACCTCCGAAACCCTTGTATTATTATCTGTAATTTTTACCGCTGTATCCGATACTTTTTCAACAAGTATGCCCATTTGTTTGCTCCTTTGTTAAATCAAGTCTTTTTATTTCGCAATTTTTATCGTTCTGTAAAAACATCGTGCTGTCACCTTTATCTCTGAAGAAATGACACAGAGAACAATGCCTGTCATCGTCTACTACAGGGTCTATGTTCAATTTCTCCAGATAATCTACAAACTTAGTCAACATAATGCCCTTGATAAGCATGAGTGAATGGGGAATATGACGACATTTAGTCACCATTTCCTTCTTCGTAGTAACAGAGATAATGTCTTTATCCATATTAGTCTTGTCGTTCAGCATCTCCTCAATCATCATAGGATTGCCGATTGCTACATCTGAATCCATAAGAATAAACCTATCTGTCTTGTTCAATGCCAAAGCTCTTAATAGATTGTTTATGCGGTTAGTTTCCCGATAGACTACTTCACCCTTAGAGGTTATAGGTATGATACAGCATCCCAAACTCTGGGTTAAAACACCCTGCATGACTTCGGGCATTATTGCCTCACCATCCTTTAATGGAACGAATATGGGTATCATTTTATCCTTATTTTATTACTTGACATATCCTTATCCATACAGTATAATATTTCTTGGAGGTGCAAAATGACTAAAAAACATATTGGTCAAGGAGTAGGTGGTGGGCCTAAACCCATTCCGCTTGAAAAAAGATTTTGGTCTAAAGTTAAAAAAACTAAGTCTTGTTGGTTGTGGACTGCGTCTACTAATATTCAAGGTTATGGCAAGATTGGTATTGGGTATAGAGGACAAGGATTTGTTGCCGCCCATAGACTGTCTTGGGAAATCCACAATGGTCCTATTCCAAAAGGAATGTGTGTTCTTCATAAATGCGACAATCCTTTGTGTGTTAATCCTTCTCATCTTTGGCTTGGAACTAATACCGATAATCTTAAAGATATGGCTAAAAAAAGGCGTTCTTGTATTGGTGAAAAAAATGCAAGGGCGAAACTTACGCAAAAACAAGTTGATAAAATTAGAACTCTTTACAAAAAGCCAATCAATGGTATCTCCAATAGATTTGGAAGAAATCATAGAAAGATATTTATGAAAAATTTGGCTGAAATGTTTCATGTTTCTGTTCCCACAATTCATCTTATAATCACCAATAAACATTGGACTATTTAATATAACCATACACATATTACTTGATACGTAAAATCCACACAACCTCATAATATGATGGAAGGCTTGATGCGCTACCTGTGTTTACACTAAAACTTCCATTACCCCCGCTACAAGAACTTGTTCCCCACGCCTCAATAGTTCCCAGACATATATCAGGAGTTACTGAAATTATAGTATCAGGGCTAACTGCACTTGACCCATCAACACTATGAGAATGACTTTCATTATCTGCCGATCCGCCAGAAGTAGCCGAACCCCTTAAAAATCTCTTTGTTCCGCTACTCGCACCATTAAGGTTTGGTATTGTTCCGCCATTATAAACGCTCTGTGCGTCTGCACTACCACCAGTTAGGGCCTGACCATTACATTCCAACCACTCGCTTGGTAATGTGGGAGTATTGGTCAAAGATTTAAGCCACGCTATTACTCCTCCGACCGGAACTATACCCGCAGGTTTAGAGACTGGCATTAGACCACCGCCTTTATGAGCCAGTTGGCCCCGTTAGATAAAACTGTGATTCCGCTGTTTGTGGTTCGGATGACGTAGGTAGTAACACCGTCAATCGTCTGAGCAGAAGTGGTGGCTATGGTGATGACCCCAGTTCCGACGTTCTTAATTGTGTAGGATTTTCCTGTAACTCCCACCGCAGTAGGCAAAGTATCTGTCCCCGTACCACTAGCGGCAATAAAATTGTCCGTAGTTAGTATGGAATAGTTTCCAGATACTGCAACGTAGGTGTCATTGGGAATAGCTGTGAGGTAGACCGAACTATCCACCGTCCCGTCCGCTTTAAGAAATTGAGAGGAGGTGCCGCCAGATTTTATTAAGGATGTTCCGGTTATCGTTCCTGTCGAATTGACGTTCCCACTAAATAAACTTGGCCCAGTCGCATTGACGGCGTAGGTTCCGTCTGCTAAATAGACGTAACGTGTTCCATCCCCAGCATACAAACCATAACCACTCGTATCTCCCGGCTGATAGACTCCCGCCAAATAACAGAACCACGGATCATGCCTGGCCGCCGCCTGGATCAAATAATGACCAAACGGGATGTAATATTGAGTAGCAAATCCGTCGTAAGTACCATGACCAGTTAATGGATTTGAAAATTTATCTGTCGCGGTTATTAAGGCTCCCGTTATGCTGTACAGTCCCAGATTAACGTTCGTCGTGGCTCCGACGTAGGGAACCAAGTCGGTGAGTCCGGTTCCAAGGCCGTAAAACATGGGAGCTACAACTCCGGTCGAGAAGGTCATCCGATAAGGTGTTTTCCAATCCATTGAAGAGTGAGGGATGATGACGCCGCCGGAATCTTGGTTTAAAAACGTGATGGAGGACGTCGTGACTTGAAACCCGGCGTTCTGCGGGTTGATTGTGACGGCTTCGCTGATCGTGTCGACCATGATTCGCTTTGGAGGAGCCAACATTGTTGAAGAAAATCCGGGAGTCGAAACGTCCATCGAATAACAGCCGGCTAAACCATTCCCCCCAAACTTGGCTTTATTCGAACCACCTTCCCTGAACCAAAAAGCAGAAGACCCGGAAGCCCCGCCATTTAAAAATAGGCTCCCATTGGCGGCCGCTCCAACAATGTACGGATAGATCCCAGACGTATAATTCCCGACATACAAGTTTCCAAGGGCTTGGATGGTTCCCTGAGTGATTAGACTGAGGATATTTGCCGTGGCGCCGGTTTGATAGGAAGATCCGTTTTGGATATATTGGGTTGAACCAGAAGGAAGAGTATCGGAAGAAACAGAAATCCCGACACAATCCCGATATCCTGTATCTGGATTAACAGCTAATTTTCCACAAATAGGAGATGTTGCGTTAGCTTGGCAAAAAGAGAAAAGGAAAAGGATCGGAATAAATCTCTTCACGGGAAAATGATTCCTCTGTTATTCCAAATTTGATTTGGAGGTGAAACTTGATCCTGGATTGGTTGACCGCCGGACATCGTATATTTAATGATCCACCAAATTGCTTTAGAAGTATCAGCGTTCCACTTTTGGGCTACTCCGACATATTGAATATCATCACTTGAAAAGTCTCTAAGGACTGTTGCTCCTAAATTAATGTCAACCGGGAAAAGGCGGTAATAATCAGCAAGGTAGGGAAGGCTCATAGTTCATCTCGAAACGTGAATAAAAGTCTGATCTCGGCCTTTGATTCTTCCTCGAAAGATTAGAAAAAAGACGTGGTTTATTAATGGCAGATACCAACAAAGCTTAAAGGTCAGGAAGGAGAAACCTTGAGCTAGGAGGTTAATCCATATTTCAGTAGTTGCCCAAGATCTCTCCTTCCTCGCTTGAAACCGCTTACAGTAAAACCGAGAGACTAAATAAGCGTTGGAAATCGCTGATATCGCAATTGACCTCTCAAGTGATTTTAGATACCACCATGAAAGAACAATTAAGATAAGAGACGAATAAAACTCCCAACACTTAAACCCACGTCTCATGGACTCCAACCCTTTGTAAGAAACTCATCAACACTCATCAAATACGATCCCGTGTTTCCGGTAATCTGCATAATTGATTGCTGTCCCGCAGGGGAACATAAAGCCGCCCCATGCGCCCATTGAGTGTCAAAAGGGACACTCGATGATAGAGTTACTTGATAATAAGTCGTTCCCAATGAAAGATAAGTCAAAGTAGCCACAGACGAGCAAGTAGCTGTCAGATGACTAATACAATTCATGGCATTAGTAACCGTCGGAGTTGAATAAGTGATTGTCCCTGTCGATACAGATAGCGTTCCCGTTATCTGCGGAAGATTAAACTGCTGCGCTCTGACTATGCTAGGAATTAAAAATGCTCCCGATATCAGAGCGAATAGCAATAATTTCTTCATAAATAATCTCCTGAATTTTTATCGACCCGCGTTTAAATTCGGAGGGAAATAAACGAAGCCTTCGGCATCATAGAGATTATTTACTGTAGCGCTGGATGGCGCTGGCATATTCAGTGTCAACGCATTTCCAGCAGTACCACAAAGCGGACCAAGATGATCTTCAGTAAGAACAAGAGTATTCGTTCCTGACGACCCAAGTCCAGCTCCAAAGATAGTCTGTATTGTCGTTCCAGCAGTTAAAGAACCATCAATGAGATAGAAGGTGGTCCCGGTGGTCATTTGCAATATTAGCTTCGTCAGACAAATACGGGCAGAAGCTGTATATCCTGATTGACCTTTAGTAACAGCTGTGAATGTGCTTACCAGGGATTGACCACTTGCGGCAACGGAACTAATGTATAACGTTGAATCCCAATATGGACCCTGATAATTAGTCGGGCTTTGATCAATTGGGACTCCGGCGCGAGCCAGCGCACCCAAGAACAACATTGAAACCATAACAAGTAACTTTTTCATTTTGAATTAACCTCCACTTTTATTTGTGACAAATTAGTTGAATGTAAAATTTCTCTTCTGATCTTGTTGCGATATATCTCCTTTATTTTTTGTCTTTGCTATTAAGAAAATACCGCCTATAACCATAAGGATTAAAAACAATCTCTTAAACATTTCTTCCTCCTACTGGACTAATCTACCTGTCCAAAATGAATAGACGGTAGATCCGCCAAGAACATCCACTGTTTGTCCCGTGCCATTTACCGTCAAATTAATATAGGCGCTTGTTGAAATACAAAGATACCTTTGACCACTTTTGAAAGTAACTGTACCTATGACGATATTAGTTGCCGTTACTGAACCTGAAAAAGTTCCGTAAGTTAAACTCGCCGGGCCATCTTGCATGACCGCTTTTACGGGAGAATAGGTAGCGAAAGACACCCCTGACAGAAACAGGAGAGAAGAAAATAATTTAAGAAATTTGTATTTGATGAATTGAGCCGTCATTGGCTATTCCTATTTGGTATGTATGAAGTCCGTTTGGGGTTGTGACTATGGGGCCCCCACCTGCTGCCGTGAATACAACCGTCCCGTTAACAATGGAGATTGTTCCAATAAAAGGATAACTAGTAGGACTGATTGCGAGTTGAAGCTGTTGGACCATCATCACAATCCGGTCCAAGGCAGACTCGATAGATTCTTGGTAGAAGTCGCCCTGATTTCGGATAGACGTATTTTGATCAAGGGAAACGTTTCGAGTGATCGTAAGAGTCCAACCAGTCTTTAAATTTCCTGCCGTTAGCCAAGCCTGGCTATTGTTGACAAGGACAATTGAGCCCGAGGAAGCGGGACCGCCGGAAGGATTAAGACCCGAGACTGTGTAATCTGTAGTTAAACCGAGGAGGGTAGAGACACCTGTTGGAGAAGTGACAACAGCGAGAAGATCTGAGGAGGTGAAAACAGAGAATAAAAAAGAATAGCTATTCGCAGTTCCTGTACCGATATAGGAATTGACGATAGGCGTGGCAGCAAGCGTCACTTAATATCTCCTCATAAAACTGAAGAGACACGCTTCCCGGGAATACAGATAAAGTTTAGATGATCTTTATTTTTTTCGTATCAACATTTTTGGGAAAAATTGGGAAATTTCATTGAGTCACCCATCCCCGTTTTGAAGAAATTTCCTTTCGTTTCATCATATTTTCAAGTTGCTGCTTTTCATCATCGTTCGCTTTATCATAAACAGCTTTTATTTCCTTGTAAGTGAAACTATGCGCCTGTCTCTGTAATGGGGTCATTTTTGAAGTGATGATGACATTTCTCATTTGTTGAGCGGATATCTTCCCTTTCTGATAAGCATCGATGAGATTATTGGTCGCATCAGGGCTCCCGGTCTGGAATCCTACTTCCAATTGACGAAGAAGTTTTGATCGATCTGCTTGCTCTTGGGTTCTTCCACCGATGGATATTTTTGAAGCTGATATCTCGTGAGCCAATTTTTCAGCTTTTGTTTGGTTGATGTCCCATGGTGCCGGGGTAATACCTATCCATGGTTGGATGGTATCAAGTAACGAACGGTTTCCCGTCGCTGCCTGATTTCTCATATTCCTAAAACCAAACGGTTCCATCTGCTTGATCGTAAACATTGCTTCGCTCAATGCTTGTTGTACAACCTTATCTTCTTGATTTCTTATCGTGACACCGTAGTAATCTTTGTTATTAAACATCTGCGCCATAATAGATAAGAGGGGATTCAATTTGTTTGTAACAGTTCTAACAGGCTCTTTTGTGTAATGGTAAACGTCTTTCATGTATGTCGGAGGAGCTATCCTATTCGGATCTCCATTAGCATCTACTCCACCTGTTTTTGGAAAGTAATAATCTTTCAATTCTTCCGGTCCCTTTCCTGTTCTCAGATACTGATAAATTGCTCCGAATAGTCCGGCAACAATTGGAAGGGCTGACACGTATCCCATCCTTGGAGTAAATTCTGTCTTTTTTCCACTAAGAATGTCTTTCGTCGCTTGCGCGTAATCTTTTACACCTCCTCCAATTTCTCGGATTGTACCTAGATTCCAGCCAACAGAACGAACCGAAGCCATGAGTAAATCTTTGAAAGTCCGGTTCCAGAATAAATTGTCATAGACGAGTTGGCCCATGCGATTATCTACACTATCCCAAGCCCTTTGAGCGATTTGGCGCATTTCTTCATGTGTCATATTCGGGTTGTTCTCCATCTCCATCTTCATCATATCGGAAAATACTCCAAGTTTTTGACGAGGAACAATCCATTCGAGAATCGGTTTAGAACTTGCCTCTGTTATAACCATTGGAAAACGAAGAATTCCTTGAATTGGTTTTCCAGCCTGAAATAACTTTTTCATTTGATCATAGGCTCTCGTTGCATAAAATTGATCCATTTGAATTCGTCCACCAGCAGATTCCATAGCATCCGCCATTATTTCATCCATTTGAGATTGCCCTTCCCCGCGCCATGCTTTGAATAATTTGTTTCCACGGATGATATTTGTTATCGGAGAGAATGGAGAAGAAATAGCATCTTGCGCAGCCTTAATTGGGTGCCCTTCAAAAAGCTCATTAATCGCCAATGCCATTTTTGAGACTATTGCATCCATTGAGGTAAATCCTAAGTGAAAAGCTGAAAACCCAAGCTGAAACTGATTAATCATATTTCCCGCATAACGAAACGCTTGATAAATCGAAGACTTCTGAAGTCCCGGGGATAGATAATTATTTATGATTCTGGCTGCGTCTGGCTGTGCCCAAATATGTCCAGAAATAACGTTTCCACCCGCATATACTTCTGATTCACCTGTTCCAAGGACTAAAGACGGTTTAATTTCCGTCAATGGCTTTAACTTCGATTGACTATTTAGAAAATCAACCAATTTTCCATAAGTTGTTGGAGCATATTCTTTTAATAATTCCGGCGCATGAATATAAGATTCCAACATCACCGCCATCTTTTCTTCTGGTTTTTGAATATAAGAATTGAATTTTTCTGATGAACCGGAAGGAGCACGTTGGCTTGCCAAATTTGTAAGTTCACCTGATATCGTTGGATTAGATAGAAACATCTCTTGAAGTCCATAGATGTGATCAAGTTGATGGCCAAGTTCATGTGCAAGTGCGCTCTCTGGACCCGCAAATCGAGTCCATATTTTCCCTGGTGTTCCTGATCTAGCGGCATCTGATTGTGATAATCCCCAAACATCTCCGAATCTCTTCCCTTCTTTTCCAGGATGAGTATTTCGTGTGAGATCAATACCAAGAGATTTAGCTACCATATTGAGATCATTCATCATTTTTTCATCGTAAGCTTCTTTAACCGCAACCATAGGACTTTTGAAAACAGTGCTGATTCTGTCGTCAATTTGTGTCCATCCTTCAGGATGATCTTTTCCGACAGCTACATATTGAGCCAATCCATTCTCTTTATAAGCGTTGATAGTCCGATGAGCCATAATATATTTGTCCATCTCTCGAACCTTCAATAATGTCAAATCAACAGGATTGAATGAAACAGGAGTCAAACCTAGATCTATTCCTTCTTTGAAAAATTCGATTGACCTTTTTTTAATGAATGATTTTGATCCTTCGAATGGACGCTTCGATGCTTTCATTACGGCTTTCGATACTGTCTTCTCTCCCTGCTCCCAAATATGCGGGAAATAATTTTCGATGAAACTCTCAAGTTTTCCATTACCAAGATCTTGGACTTCTTTTCTCTTTGTATCCAAAAGATTGCGTAATTGCTTAGAGATTGAATTTAGTTCAGGTGTTTCCTGTTCTTGTCCCAATTCCATCCGATTTATGAAATCAGTATTTTTCTCAACAGATTGTTTTGAAAATAATTTACTAGCAGATTCTAAGGACGCTTCAGCTCTATCATAACTTCTCGCCATAATCCCAAGCTGTTCTCTCGTTATCTGCGCCGCTAATGGAGCAGAATTTGCTGGTGAAACGATATTTTTTATTTCATCCACTGATTCTTTAAAAGCAGTTGAAACTTCTCTTGGTTCTGGTTTTATCGACGGAGTTTTAGAAATAGGTTCTGGCCTTATTTTGACAGGATATTTATCTTCTTTAGCTTTCATTGATTCGACTTTCAAAAGATCAGAAGAAGGCTCTTCAAGAATTCCTCGATTGTATGCCATTTGTGCTAAGTCATTTTCGGACTTCCCTTTGTTTTCCTCTGAAAATTTAAAAACGTCTTGAGACTTAGGATTAAAACGGTCATCAATCATGTCAACAATTGATTTTGCTTCTTCTATTGTTTTAGGATTTAATTCACTATCTCTCTTTTCTGCTATTGCCGAAGCAACACGTTGATATTGTTCTTCAATTGGCGCATGAATTAAATCTTCAACGTTTTTCCCAACCATCGGATGTCCAAAAACATTCTTCGTATTTAATCCGTATTCGTCAAACACCGCCATTTTTTCTTCATGACTTAACCCTATCGAATCAAGATGGTTTGAAATATCTGCCAAGTTTCGAGCAAATGCCATTCTCTCTGTTCCTAACTTCATATAGTGATGAACGTCCCTTAAATCTTCTGGCACTTGTTCAATTTGCATCTTGGAAAACTCGGTAAAATGCTTCGTGAGTTCTTCTTGAGGATTAACAGATGGAGAAGGATTCAAGATATTCTTAACGTCTGAAATAGCTTTCGGAATATCCTTCATTCCGCCTTTCACAAGATCCGTTATGACATTGGCGATATTTTTCCCTTTCTGAGCCATCGTCTCTTGAGGCTGTTCTGTCGGGACCAATGCTTGGCTTACAGACTGCGGTTCAACGGGCGTTGTGGGTTCGGGCGCTCTTTCAATTTCAGGAGGAGCTTTAATAACGGGAGAGATTTTTCCTTGCCTTATTTTCTGGTTGATATCTTCAAGAGTTTGTAAAGCCACCTCTGGCTTTCCCATCTCTTCGATCCCGCCATGTCTTTGAATCTCGTTTTCAACAAAAGATTTCCCCACACCCCGGGCTGTTTCTATATCCAGAGAGGCATCTTTTTTCGATACATAATCTCCAATCGAATCTCCTGTCGATTTCACTGTGTTCCTAACTAATTCTGGTGTTTTAGCTTCCGAACCAATAAATTCAAACGCTGCCCAAATGGCAGCACTCAAAGACGCTTCTTGGTTGTCAGATCCTTCCATTTTTGAGTTTACGAAGCCTAAGGCTGCTGCCGAGGCCACAGATGTCGGGATACTGGTAATTCGCCCAATGGCGCCTAACGTAACTCCTGCAGCTGTACTTATGGTGGTCGATCTCAAAACGTCGCGTCCAAAAGTAGGTAGGTCGACATTCCCGTCTTGAAACATCTTGATTGTCTTGGCGATAAAAGTCTGGGTCCCAAAGGTAGACCCGGTCATAATAGCTTTAGGTAGCCAATTGACCGCAGAAGCTGCTACCCTAGCTCCGATTTCACCCTCTGGGATCAATTCTGTAGCTGCTTGTCCGGCTGCTACTGCCGCCTTTCCAAGACCAAGAATACGGAGAGCACCGCCGGTTGCTAATAGGCTTCCTAGCCCCCCTGTCATTTCTCCAGTAAACGCAGCAACAGGATGGTCTTTTGTCATTTGACTGATAATCGGTTCGATGAGTGGCTTAGCCAATCCGAAGGTTAATTGTTCTGTCGCCTTTCCTCCAAAGACCTGTCCCGTCTCTGTTTTAGCGAATTGCTCAGGTAAAGGCTCAGGATTCGAAAAAACATCCCCAATTTCCTTACCAAAAAGTTTTGCTTGATTTAGAGCTGGCTTTAAATGGCTTTCGTAGAAATTTTTCTCCCATTTTTCTGGTTCTGGGGCTATCTCAGACTTTGTAGGAATTGGTTTCTGCGGTTGTTCCGGGGTAACATAAGAGGCGAAATTGTCCTGAATGTCTTTTAGCTCGTTCTCTCCAATGTTATCAGGTACTTCAACAGTCGTATCTTTCCCTTCAAGATAGGCAATCATTGAGCTTCAACATCTTGAGCCATGGTAGGAGTTATCTTGTATTTTGGTTTTGCCTGAGATGGTTCTTCACCATTTAGAAGTTTAATGAGTTTTCCGTCAACAGTTAAGACAACATCTGGCAACTTCCCGGCTGGAATATGAGGATGTTCTTTTCTGATGGCTGTTTCAAAAATCCTCTCGGCAGCTCCTCGAATTTCTTCAGGATCTTTAATCTTTTTAGAATCAACCTCTTCATAAAACTGTTTAACCAACGCTTCTGTTTTCTCGCTTCTTTTTTGATTGGCTTTATCTTCCATTCCAAATAAGTTTCCAAATCTGGAAGAGCCCGGGTCAAAATATCTGTTAGCTGAATCTCTGACATAGTTCGCGGCAGATTCTATCTGTCTGTCTCTTTCTGTTGGTTTGATGTTTTGGGTCAATTTGGTTAAATAATCTATCTCATTCGGCATCAGTTTCTTTTCAGTAATTCCTTCTTTTATCTTGTCCTGAATTTCTCTAGGACTCCCGCCTTGAAGTTGCATTTCTCGAATTGAGTTATAAGTATCGGGATCACTCGCCATCATCTTTTGAGTTTGGAAATTTGGACTCAATAATTGACTCCTTGCCCATTTGTACGTCGATTCGTCTATTTCGTCATTCTGATATTGCCTGAAAGCTTCATTGACGGAATAGTTGCTAGACCCGATATTAAGGATGACTTGCCTGTCATTGGCGGTATACCTATCTTCGTTTGCCTGTTTTTCCATCGCTTTTTTTTGTTTCGGAATGGCATCCAACATCTTCTCGACATTACCTCTAACGTCGAGATTCGCTATTTGATCCTTGTGTTCATTGAAATATTTTGTTGCCTGATCGTAGTCTGAATCTTTTTGAGAATCAGCTAGCATCCGATCAATAATGGCAGCGTGATAATTGCTGAAAACTTTTGAAGTCAATTCCTCTTTTTGGTCTTTTCCCAACCCATTTCTGAAAGCGTACTGGTTGATATGATCGTTAAGTAAATCTGTCCTTGCCTTTAAGTAATTTGGGTCAGTATGTTGAGACCACATCAAGGCGTCTTGTGCCGTTGTATTATCGATGAAAGAAAGGAAAGATTTATTATCCAATTCCTTGAATTTCTGATCTCCCGCAACCATTAGGGTTCTATTAAGGGAATCACCAAAGGAATAGGCGTGTTTGTTATAGACTCCAATTTGAGCGGGACCGCTTAATTTAGAGGCAATTTCTTTTGCGGTTGTGTCATATTGTTTTAAAACGTCATCGTGGATTTTATGAATATCGTCAATTGACGTAGCTCTCTGAATTCTAGCCATGGCACCATTTTGTGGATCATGGAGAATCTGAGTTAAAGCGGGAGAGAGTTTGTTTCCGATGGCTTCCTCCACTGCCGTTTGATCAGCGCGGATCTTTTCAAAAGCAGCTATTTCACCTCCCGCCCTAGTGATATTCTGTTCCTGCTGACCAATGGCTTCGAGTCCTTGACCGCCTCCAAATGTCTCTAAAGAAGCAGAAGGTTGAATCCGGGGAGGATTAATTGGTTCAGGCATTACTTCTGGGGCTATCATAGCCATTATCCTTCTACTCCTTCTGAACCGCTCGTATAAGAATCAGGCACTTTCCCGCCGGCTCCCCCACCCATATACCTAGAGAAACGAAGATAGTTTGAATAAATCGATAGAGGTTCAGATATTACTTTTAAACCGCCAGAGAGAAGAGTCTGCATCGATTCAGAAGCGGCTGTCATCTTTGCGAATTTTGCCTGATAGGTGTCCTGCATAGACTGAATTTTGTAGCCAAATGCTCTCCTCTGAGCATTGCTTCGTATCGTTAATTCATCAGTCGCCCCAACTAAATTTTCCCCAGATCGAACCATGGCGGAAGATCCGCTCCCAACATCAACCCCAGAGGCTCCCTGAATAGCAAGTCTCGATCCAACTCTTTGCTGAGTTTCTAAATTCTTCCGGCTGGCTTGAATATCTCCGGCTTCCAAAGTCTCTTTACCAGCCAGGTCTGCCATGGCAGCATTTGTCTCTGCTATTCCAGACTGATATCTTCCAGTAGCCTTGATAGCCTGAGACTGAGAATAGCCAGTTCCTAAGGCGCTAACGGAACTCATTCCCACCATGCTATACATAAGCGCTGGTGATGCTGTCGCGGTTGCTGACATTTTATACCTTCACATACGGAGATTGGACTGGATAATCCCCACCCGGAGAAATCGCCAAAATTGTCATCGGAGTTGGATCGACATTCCTGATAAAAATCCTTCCGTTTCTGTTCCAACGAGATTCTATTAAGACCCAATCTTGATCCGTAACCATTTCAGGGGGTTGATCATAAGTGGTTCTATGGGTTCCTTCTTGTAATTCAAATAGTTGAAAAAGAGGATCTCCATTGGCGTTGTTCACATTTGAATCAGGGTTTTCACTTCCTCCCATGAGGTTTCTGGTCTGATAAAGAGAAAATGAAATCTTCGCCGTCCTTTTTCTACGTCCCAACATTGTCTCGCCAAAAGATGTTTCTAAATCAAGAGTCTCTAAGTCTGAAGTTATTGGCAGACCTACGTAAATGACTGAGTAGCATTTGTCTAAGGTGATACTTCCATCCGAATCTACAGTGTACACTGTTTTTAAATCAGAGTTTAAAGGGCTTCCGACGACGAAACGATCTGCCCAAACAGAGACTTCTTGTTCAATCAGATAATCCAATCCAGTTAACTTTTTAACAGCCCGGGACCATGTTAATATAGACGTATTTTGAAGATCAATTGAAACCGCCCTATTTGAAGTCACGGTTACTTGAGTCGGGCTTGTATAAGATATAATTGTACATCTGATCTGATTCCCCGTTGTTGGCATAGTGAGAGCATTTGTTCCCGTCTCCGGGTCAATCATATTTCCTTTGTTCTCTACAAAATCTGCATCGGATAAGAAAATCTGATCTCCTACCATACCGGAATTGAAATAATCAGCACTTGCAGTCAACGTTAATTGCTGCTGATAAGCCGTCCCGTCATCTTGTGCTCTGAAACTTCCAGACGGAGAGGAAAGAGTCATCGTCATTGTTCCTGAATTCACTCCGTTATAGCTTGAAAAACAATCCAAATAAGTTGCGTTCAAAACATCTGACCAAATTCTAGATGACATTCTCTCGACGTAAACAACTGTATTTCCATTGATCACTCTCTCGATCGTTAAGTAAACCGCATAAGTCCCATTCTCCGGGATACAGCAAACATTTTGAACTGTCCCATTTTGAAAATCATGACGATGCCAAGCTAGAATCTGTTGCTCTCGAACATAAGTCAAACCCAAAAGGATTCCATCATCTCTAACCGCCCAAAGAATGGAGTCTGGAATCTTTTGAAAATCCCAATCGACGAGAGAGCTTCCTTCAAATAAATGAGAAGAGAAAACGCTTAAATCATTTCCCCTGTAGCCCGATATGACAAAATCAAAGCTGAAATCTCTGAGATAGCTTCCAAGCGCTTGGTTAAAAATAATTACGTCAGAAGCTTTTATGGGTCTTAGTTTAGAGCACCCATATTGGGATTGTGTCGAAGCATTAATCGAAGAAGGAGTAACGACTCCGCTACCATTTCCCTGAACATATATTTCGGCGCCCGCTGTCATCATGAGCATGAATTTAAGCTCAAGAATAGCTTGGATATCATTTACCTCAGATCCCGCAATTGAACCTATGATCGGATCTGAATCAAAAGGAGTAACGTGAGTATTGAAATTCGAATAACTACCGGTGACAGACCCCCAAAAACCAATAGGATTATTTATTGTATTTGCGAAGAAACGTCTCTGTTGGACAAAGCCCACAACTGACGGATAGTTGTTTGGTGAGGCAAAAAGAGAATTGGCTTGAGGGGGTGTATTTGTGAAATCAGGATTTATGCCTGTATCGAAAAAATTGACGCTTGCCGTAGATCCTATGTATCCGCCTATGTTCGCAGAATTGCTCGTTGGCTGCATATAGACTCGATAATAGGAATAGGAATTCCCACCTGTGTTCCAAAAAAGCTGAACTGGATTTGCTGCGGATGCGGCTATCACATTCGACACTAATATTGACGATCCCTCTGATTCTTCTCCCGAAGCGGAAACCCCTGTGACCGTATAGATATAATTTAATGATCCCGCGTTGTAAAAGGCGGAAAGGTTTGATATCTTCGGCGTTGCTGTTTTAGTAACAACTGTTGAAAATGCCCAATTTGTCGCCGCCAATCTTCTTAATTCCCTTGGCGCATAATTATGATGGACAATAGTCAGAACATCCGCGCTTTCGGAGAAATTCAAAGTTTGAAGATCAGCCTGAGCAAATGGAGAAACAATCGTGTATGGAGAATAATTTGAGGCGACCAATGACCAATAGGGTGAAGTTGTTGACATTGGATTGATGCCAGAATTTGCTTGAGTGCAAATGAAATAAGAACCCGTGGCATTGCCTCCTGACATTCCCCTAACAAAATCTCCAACGGAATAACCCGTTGAAATATCCCAATCATAAAGAAGTTTCCAATAATTCGTATCGTGAATATTGTTCCCTAAATTGTTTGAGACGACACTGATATAATTAAATCCGATGGATGAACGGACGTAAGAATAGAGACTGTAATTTTTGGTGACACTATAGAGGGAAATAGAAAGAGGAGATGTCCCTAAAACATATCCACCATTCTGAATAAAAGCAACGTAAAGATTTCCAAACTCTAAAACATAGCTTTGTCCGTTTCCCGTTTCGTTATAAATGAAAGGGATAAGACGAACAGGATCTCCATTGTTTAAAGTCGTTCCAACATATTGAGTCCCCGGCCTCCGAGTAGCTCCACCATGACGTAAAGCAATCATATTCCGAAGAGTTCTTAGGCCAGTCTCATATTTTGTTAAGTCAGTCCGGCCATAAAGAAGAGGACTTACTTCCCCGCCGGAAAAACTGACTATTTTTATAGGGGTTGACATTTAATTTCCTCTCCCAAAACGAACCCTTGCACTTAATATTCCAGAGCATTTTTTACTACAACTTGGAGACTTACCTTTTTCCATGTAAGAATTTGAATGTAATGTTTCCTTTCCGCAGACAGTGTAATTTCTTAATACACCGTATCGTCCATCTTGATTAATGAGTTTTCCTGTCCCCTTCCTTGGAGAAATCCATCCTGGTTTCTGAAAAGATCCACGTCCTTTAGAAACTTGATCGTCCATGTTTTCTTGAGATGTACCTAGAAAAAGATGTTGGGGATTTACGCAAGAGGGATTGTCGCAGGAATGGCAAACTTGAAGATTAGGTTCTATTATTCCTCTAAATAAAAGATAAGAAGCTTTGTGAGCACCAATCATGTGATATCCATCAAGGGCAAATCTTCCATAACGACCGCGTGGATTATCTCCATTCCGAGGTGTACCATCAAAGCAACCAAGCCATCGCCAGCATCCATTTATCTCCTGATGAGTTTTCACCATGAATCTTTTCTCAGGAGTTCCGCGAAGATTTTCTAATCGTATTGATGGATACATATTATTGCACTTGGAACCCGGCGGGCTCAGCAATCCATGTCATCCCTGTATAGCCAAACATATCCCCATCTCTCGCGCGAATGAATTCAGACTGAGGTTCCTCGGGTCTTTGTTCCTCGTTCAGATTAAACGCTTTCGCCGTATCAATAGCCGCTTTGTATCTTGCGTCTATGTCTGTGGCGTATTTCTGGAGATCACCACTGGTCAATGTCATGACCAAGAATGAAGCCAATTTATAAGACATGGCAATAATGAAATCCGGCGGCCACTGAGCAATATTCTTATTGTCAAAAATATACTCGATAACCGTTGGCATACTTACATTAACACCAGGCCAATTCGTATAAAGCCATAATCCGCTTGTTTGAGAATAACTCGTTGGTTTAGGAGATAAGGTTGATAAATTCACGGGTGCTGGTTGCATGATCTTATATTCAACCCGGCTTTGCCTTGTATCGTTTGAAAGCCTCCAACTCATGAATTTAATAAGCCTTAAACAATCATCCGGGTATTGATAGGCATAAAGCCATTCACTCGTAGGTTGATTCGCAATTAAGGAAGGCGCTACCTGTTTCGTAGCAAACATCCACGGAAACTCACGAAGGGCTGTCTGCCTCGTGATATCAATAAATGTTCTGCAAAGCTGAGCCTCTAAGCTCTTGTCAGTGGATATATTGACAAGAGGCTTAGAAACTCCGCAATGAGAAAGAGCGAGATTCGCAATATCCGTCGTTGTCTGCTCAACCGATGACATTTTTACACCTTAAATGACAGAGGAAGGGGTTTGAGTAACTCCTCCGCTTTTGGGTTGATTTGGATTTATTTTTCGCTCTCTGTACTGAATGGGAATTTCAAATTTCGGGTAATCGTTTGTGATGGGTTCGTCATCAGAAACTCTTACCATCCATTCAGGAGAAAACCATACTCCCATTTTCATCTTAGGTTTACCGTCTTTTCCAATAATACTTTTCTTATCTTCATCGAGTTCAAATATAGGCTTTCCGTCGATATCAAGGATTGGGAAAGGACGGTTATCTATTTCAAACACTTCACCCGGGAAAGAGCCTTGCTCACCGATAATGGGACCAACCCGAAAATATCCGCCATACGTTCCGTCTTTTATAGCTCTCACTCTCATTTAAACCACCTCTTCTTTTTAGTTTTTACTTCTTTCTTTTCCTCTAGCTTTTCGACTGGAGGAATAGAAATCTTTTCTTCCACTATCGGTTCCGTAAAAACTTCTTTGATTTCTGGAATGGGTTCCATCCACGGGGCCGGATGGCAAGCATCTACTTCAATGTCGAAGACATCTCCCGGATAGTGCATCGTTCCTTGATATTGACCAGCTTGCTTTGCTTTTACTTTCATGATGCCCCCTAAAATCGTTGGGAGTTTTTAGGATCATAGATCCAAGGATCACTCCTCCAACCTTTACTGAATTTATTGAACTGCGAACCCGCTCAGATACAGATCTGACGCTTGAATATTCATGAGGAGTTTCGCCTCAAATGTTCCAGCAGTCAGGGTCGTTGTTCCGATGTAAACGTCGAGTCCGATGTATTGCTGATAAACAAGAGACGCAGGCAATTGGGTCCGGTAAATAAACCCTTTCACCAATGTCGCTTTGAGATAGGAGGCTGAAGAAATAAGAACTCCAACGCCAGTCGTTTCTGCCACATTCGTCAAAGCAGCGACCGAATCCGTTCCCAAGATGAATTGAACGGTCGGTGCGCCCGCTGACGTAACGGCAGCCGTTACCAATACTTCGAACCACATTTCTCCGCCAATTCCAATGTCACGCCCGGCGTTTGCAGACGAACCGGCATCATAACCAACTGAAGCGGCGCCGCCTGATCCTGTCGGAAGCCCCAGGGGAGATGTGTCGTAAGTATTTGGGCCAATATTGTCTTGCTGGGCTGTCGGAGCATAACCTGAAGTTCCGACGCCAGTGAACATCAATAAGCTATCACGTATCATTTTATTTCTCCTTTAGCTGATGGCCGATTCAGTAAGTAGCAACTGATCGTTCAATCTGATGGGTACATTGTCGAATACCAGAGTTCCGCGAAGCGGATGCCCAAACTGATCCAATCCCTGAATCACTCCGAGAGCGTTCTGGGATTTATCAAGTGATTGGACACGCAACATAGAATAGAGAGTTCTATTCATGTAGAACACCGGGGTCACGCTTCCAGACGAAGGTAGACGAGAAAGCATCCGGCTCATCAACTTAATGAGTTGCTGAGCGTTTTGCGTTCCGCTTCCAGCTACTAAGTCTGGAACATACACATTCGCGCAACGGACAATATAGCGCCAGTCTTTAACAGCAAGACCACATTTCCATTGCCATTTGTCCACATACGCATGGAGATATCCGGCGCCCAAAGTCACTGAGGTTTGAATAATCCTTTCACCCCAATCTTTGTGCTGAAGTCCTCCAATGGTTCCGCGCGGGTAAATCCCGTACACGGAATTCTGACCCCATCCGATAAGCCAAACGCTAGAGTTTGTGGCTCCAGTACCATTCGCATTTAGGATGTTTTGACCGTTGACGGCTGAGGCGATTGCGCCAAAGCGAGGCGATAGACCCATGAACTGTTCAGAGTTCACTCGTGTATCACCATAAAACAACGTCCCACACAATTGCTGAGACATGGACTCAATAAAGGCATCGGCTTCACTAAGACGATACTTCTGAACGTTTCCGTTCAATTGAGCCACATCGTAGTCAATCACAGACCACGCTTCTAAAATTCCACAGGCTTCGTCTATCTGAGCCGTGGTTGATTTTGAAGCAGCGGTTCCGGTGTTTGCTACTTTCCAATAAGCCTGCGGTAAACCAGTACGAAGAGTATTCCTCGTTCCGGTCGGCAGATTTCCTTCGATCCACGGAATATCGTTCATGATCTCGTTCTTTTGAGCGAGCAATTCCGCTATAACGGGTACGGCGCCTGTTGGATCAGTGCGTTTCGCAATGTCCAATAGGGTAAGAGTTGTACTCCCTTGTCCGGCCATATTGTTTTCTCCTTAGTTAAGACATGGGTTCATCTGGTCCAGGAGTTGTTTTTCCATAGAGAATCTCTTCGGGAGATTTACCTTTTTCAGGTGTTCCTCCCACGTTTCCACGTATCAATTGATCCTCTGAGAACATACGACCAAGCCGTGCAAAAGCTCTTAAAACGGCTGGATGATCTCCAAAACCAGTCTGATTTGCCAGTGTCTTTAGTTCGTTATCGGCAACTTTGTCCCAAGCCCGTTTTGCGAGTTCGCTGCTTTCAGCTAGCTTATCGCCACCAAATTCAGGGTCTTTTGACCAAGCTGCTTTCCAATCTTGTCTTGCCTTAATCAGAATTTCGTTTTGACGTGCTGCGAAGGCTTTTACGGCATCATTCTTTACTTCAAGCACTCCTTGAGCTTCGTCTATCGTAAGTTTCTGTTCTAAGGCTTCTTTTTTAACTGCGTCTACTTCTTCAGGAGAAAGGAGATTCCCTTCAGGGAGCTTCAAATTCTCGTAATCGGTAGCTGCGGGTTTCGCTGGCTCCGAAGGTTTTGATGGCTCTGCTTTTGGTTCTTCTTTCTTTGGTTCCTCAGGTTTAGGCTCTTCAGTCTTAGGAGACGTCGGTTCCGGCTTGGCCGGTTCTTCTGGCTTCTGATCTGTTGGCTTTGACTCTGGGAATAACTTCGATTCCGGCGTTGGTTCTGCCGGCGCGTCTTTCGGTGCCTCGTTTATCAGGCTCGGCTGAGTTTCGGGCGTATCTGTCATACATTCTCCTTTACTGATTCTTTGATTCTTCGAGTTTCGACTCTTGAATCATTTTCAAATAGGCTTCGGGTGAAAGCTCGTTCACGTCTTTCAAAAGCTCAAGACCTACATTCCGCATTCCCTCATTGAAAAACGTGGTGTTATTCCCTGTAAAAGAAGTCTGAAAGATTCCGCATCTCTTCATAAGCTTCCAATAGAATCTGCGACCCTGAATACTGGATAGGACAAACAGCGCATCTTCTTTTGCCTGTCGATCTTTGATTCGATCCATTAAACCTTTACGGCCAACCTTTTTAGGATCGGAGAGTTCTCCCCGGTCTTCTGATTCTGGAGCTGGGTTTCCTGGTAATTCACTCATTAGTTCATCCCGTATGAAATATTCATTTGTCCTAACCAATCAACTTCTAGCTTTCCCTTCTTAAAGACCAACCTTTCAAAATGTAGAAATACTTCAATGAATATTCCATCTATTGTCGGAATCATCTCTTTTTCTCTGGCAATTTCTTGCCTTTGCTGGCTCTGTTAAATTCCGCAGCCATCTTTGCCCACTTCTTGGACTTCTTGGCTCTAGCATTAAACATCCTTCGTTGAGATGCGCTAGCATATGGCATTAAATAATCCCCTTAAATTGAAGCGATCCGTCCCATTCGTATTTGGCTACAGACCCACTCTCTTGATGGAAATGCTTATCGTCGATGAGATCCAAAGTGTCTCCCTTGAGCGGTTCTCCATTTTTAGCTACAGCCCAAAGCAAAAGACAGTTTCTCAAATGGCCTAAAATCATGATTTGTTCATTTCCTGACGCGGCATTAATAACAGCATGGAGTCCACCCAAAAAACGATCTTGAAATTCAGTGAATGAATCCCCATCCCCGGGTGCTTTCTTATCTGGGTTAGTTTTCCATTCGTCGAGAAGTTTTTGCATCTCTTCTTTGACATCTGTGACCTTTTTTCCATTCCATTCTCCATAGTTGATCGGACGAAACCACTGACGCGGGATTGGCTTAAGGTTGTGTGCTTTGGCCACAATTCTCGCCGTTTTATCAGCCCGATCTAAATCAGACGTGTAAATTCTATTCAATGGAAACTTTTCCATTTTCTTCGCCATCGCTTCTGCCTCTTTGATTCCGTCAGCGTTTAAGGGCTCGTCAATCCAACTGCGAAGTCTATCTTCCCTGTTAAGATCGGTTTCCCCATGCCTTCCAAAATAAATTGTGATCATCGCGCTGGCATTAGGTTACCGGCCTGTCCTTGATCTATGAGATCTGTTAAAGCGTTTTGACCGCTTGTATCAGCCCCGCCAAGATTCTTAGCTGCTTTACTCGCTTGTTCAATTTGAGCCATTTTCTGTTGTTGAGCCATCGCCTGTTGACGTTGAGCCCGGATCTTTTCAACTTCATCGTCATCACGAATGACACCCGGAGGTGTCGTCAAAGCATCTCCGTAATGATCAATCAATTCGTCTACGTTAATTTTGTCCAGAACATCAGGATTTTCTGGCTCTGCTTGACGAATCTGTGAAGCGAAAGACCAAAATCTTTCTATTCCAGAAGCCGCCAATGCTTTTTGGGCTTGGTGCATGATCGAAACATATTCAATTTTTAAAGGCATCTTTGACATCTCTTGAGGAGGAGGAGGTAACATCCTCTGCATCTGCATGATGTCAAATGTGTTCTCAATGAGCGGATCAAGCAAGTCTTGATTAAGTCTGTCTACTACGGGACCAATTTCCTGAAGTTTTTCCTGTTGGAGTGCCCGAATCTCTTCAGCCGTTACGTTTCCTTTCTCCATGTTTGAAATGACAAGCCAAAGATCTTCGTGAAAACATTTCTTAATCCTTTGCCTGATCTGCTCTTCCTTAGCTTCTAACTGCTGAAAATTGGGTTGAATCTGATAAGCAGGAGTAAAGCTTTGCTGTCCTTCCCGACCCTCGATGTACGTGATGTCACCTGGAAGAACACTGGCTTTTGAGTTGCGAAGCGAAGCTGGACCAACCATAGGCGGGTTAATTGACTTCTCAAGAGCCTGAGCCGCTCTACGTTCGTACATTTGAAGACCCTGAATATCTCCTAGAGCCTCCATCCCGGGGCAATACGTCCCGTAAATGTCCTCTCCGCTCACTTCCCAACGAGGAACCAAAACCCTGAATTTGTCATATCCCTTCTTCTGCAAAACCTTTGTCGTGTCGATATCACTTAAAGAAAATTGCCCCCCAAGACTTCCGCGCTCGTAATAGACGCTCATGTATTTTTTCTTGTCTGATAAAGGCGAGTCTGGATTCCAGTCTGGATTTGGAATAATTCCATGGCTCATTTCGATCCATGCTTCAGTTGTTCCCATCTCCCAAAGGCGTTTGACCATGCCAGAAATTCCAGTCCAGTCAATATCGGGAGATCCTTCTTTCATTCCAAATTTCTCGACTATCTGCCTGACGGTTAAACGGAAATCACGCATGAATCCGTTGATCTTTAACTTGTCATCGGCGAAAATGTAATAGCTTCCAATGGTAAAGGGAAGTGTGTGAATGACCTTAGTAAAGCTCTCTTCAATAAGCATAGCCCCGGTCCCAAAGACCCCAATATCTCCATAGACAGTCGATAAAGAGTTGTAGACGTTTGATTTAAAGAATACATCCGACATAAGCCAGGTTACGTCATAGAGCCATTCCTTAACTGAATCTCTCTTGGCCAAGTCTGGATCGAGAGTTGTGAGCCTAAACCATGGGCGGGAAGGAGAGGTGAAGCTCGATATCATGCCTGAGCGTAATGTCCTCGCAGCCAAACCGCCCGTGGAATCTATGATTGACTGGTTGCGCCTCGTTCCTTTGTCAACGTCTGTCGTGTAGAACCTTGTTCTTCGAGGGAAAATATAACGTCCTAATTCCTGCCAATGAGCAAAGAAAGTTGACCTTTCAACTAAAAGCATAGAACGTAAACGCTCAAGCTCAAGTCGATTAATAACCTGAGCATTGAACTTTTTGTAAGTGTCTTCGATAACTCTTGGATTGATCTTTGAAATCAATTTAAGCTCCTAACATCGTTTTTGAAGTTGTGGGAGTCCCGGGCGATCCTTGAGGGTTGGTCAAAATCGTTCCACCCATCCCAGAGCTAGCTGCCATTGAAGCCCTAATAGCGTCTATGGCTTGTTTCTGGGTAGCTCCGCCTGTATTAGCCTTATTTTTCAGATTCGCTTGGTCCTTGGCCTCTTGAGCACTAATTGCATTTTGAGTATCTTGTTTTTGCTTATCTGCAACATCTTTCGCGTGGAGTTGTGCTTTCTGGGATTCAGAGGCTTGATAGCCAGTCGCCCCGGCTGTAACAACAGCGCTCACGATAACTGCTGCTGTAACTGGATCACACATTGAGATTCCTCCTGTAGACAACATCAATTGGCTTGTAGCCAAGTCTTTTTAGTAGAGCACCATGGTCATGGTTGACATTGATCCGTTGAAATATGACCTGAATTCCTTCGTGTTTTAATTCGTTATCACACCACTTCATGAATTGATATCCGACCATTCCTTTTCTTTCGGACACTTCAATGAATACAAGATCTTGATTAGCAATGAGATATCCCTTAAAATGAGGATCGCGAGTCACTAAAAATATGTTGTATCCAATCAATCGATTCTCTTTCCTGATTGTGTAGATCCTCAAAATCTTTGCGGCTTCACAGGCTTTAAACAGAGACAAGTCTGGAGCTAATTCCATCTCTTCGTAAGCCTCTAATTCTTTCTTGTGTCTTTCCCAAAGCGGTTTCATTTCATCCATAAGCTCTTCGCTATAAATTTCATTAGCGAAGTCAACGATTCTCATTCTTAAATCTAATGGCTTAGAAATAGGAAACGTGGCGATCATACGGTTTGATTCCTGTTATACATTCGTTTTAATAAGCGGTAACGATTCCTTACGAAACGATAGGGAACCTCTTTGTATGCCTGCTTTCTTAACGCTTTAGCTCTAATTTTTCTCATCGAACTCCCGCCGGCTCACGAAACGGGTCAAACTCACTTTTTATGTTTCCCTTATGACTAGTGATCCCAAGTTCTTCTGAGGTAAGAGATAAACCACTTAATTCATCTTTTGGTAGAGAAGCTTGATTAATGTTGGAGCCGCGGGGCATTTCAGCCCAAGCGAAGGTTTGACAAATAGCATCTGTATAATCTGGCGAATATCCCAACAATTCTTTGATCTGTTCTTTCTCAACAATCCTGAATTTCCCATTAACAAAGGTGTAAGTTATGGCAGTTATTTCACTTTTTAGTCTCGGACTATTTGGCAAGCATCCGCCACGTTTAACCCATTCTGAAAACCGCAAGTGCATTTCAGAGCGTTTATTGAAGTACCTGGGATCATCGGCCTTGCCTGAAGCATTAACAGGAATTGCCTCTAATCCACCTTGAAGCATAGAATCAATGACCGCTCCTCCAAAACCAGCGCCATCATCGACAAAACAGACTTCCCAACCCCAACGTTGCTTTCCTAGGGCTACTCTGGCGGCTACTTCATTCCCGCGCGCATTCCTCATTTCTTCGATTTGATGGCACATTAATCCCTGTCTTGGGGCAAGTGCCGTAGAATCATCACCAAACCGCGCTACATCAACGCCAAGCCTCTTTTGAGCGAATTCGTAGTCTTCCACCCTTACGACTCGTTTCATCGCAGCCTCTACTTCATCTGGACCTAACAATGCGTTTATAGAAGCGGGAGGGAACTTGCCAAAGACATTAACCAAGACCCATGGATTATCAGTTCCATACTTTTCAATCTGCTCTTGCGCCCATTTGACAGAAACACGGGTAGATCTATTTGGGTCTTTTGGATCTCCAGTAATTTCCTGAACATACCAGAGCCGTCTTTCTGAGGTACAGGCACGGTAAAGTGGACCTTCTAAGTGCGTTGGGTTTCCAGCTTGTAAAATTTTAGTCTCTTTCCCGGTGGAGAGCCCCCCTTCGGCAGCGGCCATAACTGCATCTGGAATACCGCCTGATTCATCTAAGACGAACATGAGATAATCAGCGTGAAGTCCGGCGAGCGTGTTTGCTTGTTGTTGAGCATCAGCATTTCTAGGCCAAGTTCTTGCTGAAACAAACCAAGTCTCAGGGGCTTCGTTTGAACAGATTCTTGTCTTAGTCCAAGTGAATGCTTTCTTCAGAAATTCAGAATGATCCATCCACTTAAACAGTTCAGGCCACAGATTGTCTTCAAGATTGTCTTTGGTTATTGAGGTTGCGGCGATTTTTGAGTGAGGACGAGTACAGAGAAAAAGAAGAATGCACCAAGCAAGCACGGCTGTTTTACCAGGACCCTTACAAGCCTTTAACGCCATTCTCTGATTGCTGTTAAATTCTCTAAGGAATTGGATCTGCCATTTATCCGGTTCGGCTTTCAAACACTCAACAACGAAAGATACTGGATCTTTAAGCCATTTTTGAATGAGCTTAGCTTCAGGCGACATTTGCTTGTAACCCGTAGACTTCGTACAAAATATCAAGAAGAGATTTTCCCTTGCTTTGAAAATCAGTTACTTGTTTCGGCTTTCCATAAACTCTATCTTGGATATCTTTGGACGCCTCTAAACGAATACCCCAAGGAACAGACTTATCATTCATCACGTCATACTCGAACTGGAATGCTTCTTCAGCTTTTTTTATCCGAGCTTTGAGTTCCATTTCTTTAAGAACATTTTCAGGTTTTCTTTTACGTCCAGCACCAGGACGACGCCCACCATTCTTCAACTGATTCCTCCGTTCATTCTTTTGAATTCAGTTTTGGAAAGGCATAAAAAAGCCTCGCCAGGGGAATGGCGAGGATTAGAGAAGAGCCCGGGAAGGTTTCTCAAAGTTTTTGTATAAATTAGCTCACCCATAAAATTGGATGAGATCCTTCCCGTTGCGAGTAGTTTACGCGATAGGAGTTATTTTTTGCAAATACTTAATTGGGAAATTTTGGGAATTTAGTTTATTGGCGGCATCTTGAATGATGGATGAGAAGGCATTAACAGACCTGACTTTCCATGTTCCTGCTCTCTAGCAATTGCATCACTATCTCCCATCATTTTTGATAATCCTAGAACAGCATAGGTGAGCGCTGCTGAAGCGTTTCCTCGTTTATGCTCTTCGATTATTTTTGGAAGAGTTGGATGACACTCTAACCTTACGTGATTGTTCTCCTCATCGATTAGCGTTATTCTAATTTTCATCTTGGATTTTTCCTCTGGTCTAATAATGTTTTGTAGATAATTTTCCTGACTGTCTCATAAGGCATTGGACAATTTCGGCAGATCTTCATCCCGATCTGTTTTCGCGGAACACCTCTGAAATAGTATTTCAGGATTTTGTCATTTCTTAGTGCGATATCTATCCGCATTATTTCCCTTCATGGCGAACGCGGTCCGCCTCTGGATGTTTATGGCGACCATTTATGTAACGTAAAAGGTCGTTGATTGCCATAGCGCAAGAATGGCAGTATGAAATCATCAATATCCAATTCGCTCCAAGAGGTGCCCCGGGAGGAGGAAAAATACCCAATTGGTATTTAGCGTCGGTCTTTTTTAGAAATCTTCCGCATTGACAAAGGCCTTCAGCACCCAATAAATGAGCCAATGACATCATTTGTTCATTCGACAATCCTGTTTTAATTCTGAGCTTTTCAAATTTTGGCATTATTTCCCCCTGATTTTCTCGATGAGCTTAATGTTGATCTTTCGCTGGGTCATTTTTAATTCTCCAAACGACAACACCATCCGAACGAAATCCAAATTCATATATTCGATTCTTGTGACCAAGAGCGAGCATGGAATTCAAATCGCTAGTCCAGTCTATTTTGAGACTGACCACAGTCGAAATATTCGTAATAGGAGTTGAAACGAATATTTCATACTCTTCCGCCATCACCGGAGCCGCCAACAACATGAGAGACAGGATTAGTTTTTTCATTTCTTTTTCTCCTCTATCTCGACACCGATAATTTCTTGATGTTCTTTTAAAACTGTTTTTGATTGGAGGGAGTATTTGAGTTGTTCAGCCTTAAACAATCGACAATTTGGGTTTTTCTCTAAATATGGCGTCAACTCTTTTATGTTTTCAAAGTAATTAACATGGTACGAGGGGACGTAATTTAGATCTATGCCGGGATCAATCCCAGCCCAAAGGGAACAAACAACAATATAAACAATCATTTTTTCTTCTCCTCTTTAAACACCTTGTTGCCGAGCTTGATGGCCGTGATGTCTTTTAAATATGGGAATTATATACTTGACAAACCAAGCATTTAGTGAAGATCCACTCAAAAATGACAATTAACGGCTCCTTTT